ATGTTTAAAAAATCTTGATATGAAACGTTCATTAGAGTACTCAGATAATAGTATTCATCGAGCTGTCCTTTCCTATAATCAGAAGAAAGGACGAAAAAAGTCAACCCCGAAACCAACATTAACTGTTAGTTTTTCTCCTGACGGGGCTATAATTACTCTTCTCATATCTAATCTTGGTTCATTATCATCCATAAATTGTCTTATGAATTTAGAATCCGCAATTGGCATTTGTTCAATTAATTTTGCAATCTCTCCTTTATCCGTAGTACCATTAGCTTCAACAATTTCTTTTTGAAGTCTAAGTGTTGCTCTTGGAGCAGTTCTACCTTGTGGATAAGAGTTGATAATTTTTTGGTTTTCCAAAATTTCACCATAACTTAAAGGTTTTAACTTAACCGTTGTTTGTGATTTTGGTAAAGTAGCCATGAATGTTCCATCTTCACCAGGTTGTTGTCCTTGAAGAATGTTTAATTCGTCTAACATTACTTTAGTTTGGAATGGTTTTTTAGTTGCGGGGTCGTTCAACGTTAGTTCCATTTCTGGTCCGAACGCAGTGTTTCTTAAAAAGATTAAGATTGCCTCTACGTCACCTTCTAACATATCCTCAATACGCATGTCTGGTTCGTAGATTTTTGACCTCAATAAATTTTGGGTCATGTCATCACCTCCCGCCAATAATATGTTCTCGTCATTTGCGGTTAAATAACCGACCTTGACAGATTTCTTTTTGTTTTTGTAGAATACACCTTGTGATGGTAGTGGTACTACATCGTGTGGTAAGGAGAAGTTTGATTGTCCGTATTCTTTTGATTGATTATCCATATAAAAAAATTAACCGTAAAGTTTATTGCTTTACGGTTAAATATAATTGTTAATAATTTTTTATAAATAGTATTAGTAAACTAACACACATCTGTCCATTCTCAACGTTGCCGCAATAGTTGCTAAAGCGTCTGTATTGTATGCCAAACTATTAAAGTTTACATCTGTTAAGAATGTACCATATAAAATCCATTTCTCAACAACAACTCCTGTTGGGTCCAACATCTCAAGGTCAATATCTTTTTTATAACCCGCAGCATATCCCATACGACCTGTCACTGATTCAGCGTGTAAACGAACCCACTCCATAAGAGCTTGTGACGCAGACGGTCCAATTGGGTCTCTGAATACTACGTTAAGTGTTTGCCATGTGAATCTACCTGCAACGTAAGTTGAAGTATTCAAGAATGGTATTTCTGTCGCGGTAATTGTGATGTGGGGTCTAGCCGTAGATTCTACGAACCACTCATTAATCCCTAAGCTTGATGGAAACCTTAAAATGAATCGGTTTTGACGTTTCGGTTCATAAGGAATCGGCATTTTCATCAGTAAATCAGCCATATTATTTAAATTTTGTTTCTATGTTTATAACGATAAATATATCCGTTTCAAAAATTTTTCTATTTACTTAAATTTTTAAAAATGGTATTCTTATTTTACTTCCTTTTTAGCTCCTCCAGCAGTAGAATAAGTCTTAACTATATTATCTGGTTTATCTTTAAAATGTTTATTCATTACTTCTACATTTCTTATATCATCATCTGAAAATCCTATTGTAGGTTTTGCTGGTACAAATTTATTACCTATATCATTTTTTAAATAAGCCTTTTTATTTAATACTGCTGACATAGCTTTTATATAATTCACAAAATCATCCATTGCACGGACTTTCGCCTCTTCAGGATTCTGGGCCCCTTTTTCGTCTCCAAAAGAAACGGGGTGGTATTTGTTCAATTCTAAGTAAGATTTGATTAACTCTTCGTCACTCATTTCATCTTCATCGACAAACGTTCTGTATTTTTTTAGGTTTTTAACTAGTTGTTCTTTATCAATACCATTAAAGCCGTCTATAATATAATTGTAAACTGCTTGTTTTAAAGTATTTGGATTGTGACCTCTAGCTGTAATAATTGAAAAAATTGAACCGTTGTTGATTGCTTCTCTAAAATCGTCAAACGCTGGCCCCATCTTAGCTCTCATGGCATCCACTAAAAAATCTTTGTCTCCTTCAGTTCTAAAGTTTCTGAAAGGGTTTTCAGCAAATCCGACAATAGTTTGTCCTTTATAATCAAATGGTTTTTTTCCAATATGATGTCTGTGTTCAGCAAAATCATCTGTCGACATACCAACCTCATCACCGTCTTCAGTTTTAACAATAATTTTTGTCGGCATGTGTACAATATTATCATCCCAATCGAATGCATAATATTTTAAGTCTGGTGAACCTTCTCCTTTGAATCCTTCTGTAATTTTCTTTCTCATGTTTGGCTAAAAAAGGGGGAGATAAACTCCCCCATAATTTTATTAGATATTTTCAAACGAAGCTCCTGTTGGAGTGATGAAGAATTCAATGTCGATGAATTCTAACGCCTTCGTAGGTTTTAAATAGATTTTACCTGTTAATGTGTTTCTATCTAAGTCTTCAGGTGAAGAAGAAACTGTTACACGGAAATCGTATAAACCTCTGTCTCTTCTGATTGAATCTAAGATAGGGTTAACACTATCCAAGAATTGTTGTCTAACGATTTGGTCGTTTTGTTCGAACAATAATCTTACCGCTACAGCTGAAATCAACTTACGAGCTTGAAGTAATAATCTTCTTACGTTCAATCTGTTAAGTGCTGAGTCAGCAACTTGTAACGTCTTGTTACCCCAAATTACAGTACCAACATCTGCGAAAGTAGCGATTGGGTTGATTCTACCTTGATAAAGAGTATCTCTATCTTCTTGAGTCAACTTACGTCTAGCTTTTACTGAGTTTACAAGACCTCTTGTGTAACCCGCTGATGCGAACCAAGGGAATGCAATGTTGTCAGTCAACGCTAAGTTTCTACAAACTTCACCTGTTGGAGGTAAGTAGATTTGTGTATTGTTTACAGTATCTCTTACTAAAATCCATGGGTAGTAAGTTGCTGTATAGTTAGAGTCAATTCCTGTGTTGTCTAAGTTGTCAACCGCTTCTTGAGGATAGATTACATCAAACTGACTTGTTCCGTCTGGTGTGTACATTCTATAGTCAGGAGTTGTTGCGATATAAACTGAGTCAGCTCTTGAATATTGAACCATGTCAATTGCCTCTTCAACAAGGTTTGAGTTATTAACGTAGTCGATACTTGAAGTTGCGAACACGTTAATGTTTGTTGCTTCAGGGTTAGCGAATGTTAATATACCAAGTAAGTAAGCGTAGTAGTCAGTATTTGCAAAGTCTTGTGTATTGTTTTCAACAACAATTCTTTTGAATAAACCATTACCTGTTGCGGTTGGGTACCTTGTAGATGGATATGCACCAGCTAAGTAACCTGAAGAACCTAATTGGAATCTATCTTCGTTAGTTCTCCACTCTCTGTATATATCCCATCCGTCAAATCCACCTGCAAAACATACTGTGTATTTTCTTGAGTAGATAAAGTAGTAAGGGTTTTCTTGTGTTTCTGGGTCAAATCTGAAATCTGCAACTCCACACTCGAAAGCTGTTTGTCCACTTGTTAATGAACTATTTGAAATAGTAACAACCGTAGCACCTGAGTCCATGTGGAATCCTTTACTTAAGTAGTTCCATGGTAATCCTACAACAGCTTCATTTGTTGTCCATCCGTTAGGGTTTTGTTTACCTTTATATGTTAAGAACGATTCATCAATTCCATATTGAGATGAGAAACCTAAGTAACTTCTTCTAACAATGTCTCCCGCAGATTCTGTTGTATTCTGACCACCTGTTGTTGTTCCAAACGGAGGGTTAGAAATAACTTCACCTGGATAGAAGTACTTAGTTTTAAACTTAGGTACAGGAGAAATGTTTGTCACACTTTCATACTCTCTTTGAGTATATCCATAGAATCCACAAGGGATTGCATCTATCGGAGCTTCGTCAGACATTTCAACCATTATGTATTTAGAAATTAATGCGTATTCACCATTAGATGTACCAATCTTAACTCCAATAAAGTTGTTAGAAGCTGGGTCCAAGTTACAGTTAGTAAACTTCTCAATTACAACAGGATTTGCATCCGTGTCGAAGAAACTTCTTACTAAGACATCAAATGTCATATTGTTGAAAGATAAGTTTGCAATTGAAACTTTCACTTCAACGTTAGCATCATCACCGTCTGAAATTGAAATAAATTTAAATAATTTATAAACTTTGTTACCTCTTAATTCAG